ACCAGGTGGCGGAAGTTATTCTGTACAGTCTGGTGATACACTAAGCGGTATAGCACAAAAAGTTAGAAAAGGAAATATAGGTGGCGGCGGCAATGATGGTACAACTACACAATCTAACTTAGCACCACCTAAAGCGACACCTAAAAAAGATTTTGGATTAGGTGGACTAGATGTTACTGGGCCTGTCCGTCGTGGCGATGGAAAAAATAGTGCAGTAAAAGATCTCCCACCGGTTAAGAACGTTAAAACTTTTACAACAAAATCTCTTAAAATACCTAAAGTACAACCTAACGTAGTGCCTAAAAACGTATCTCAAGGAAGTACAACTGCTAAAAAGTCAGTAGGTGATGCAGGTGGTTTTACAGGTAAATTTATTGATCCAAAAGGCAATGTAGCATATACTAGTCCTAAGGCGTTTGCACAGAATCTTTTACCAGGTGTTTTTGGAACGCCTAAAGGACAAGAAATACCAAGTAATTTAAAAAGAATTAACCCTGCTACAAAAGGTGCTGAAAAAGGAACTAGATTTCAACAAGTTGATGCACCTAAACCAGTAAACAAAGACGCTAACTTTTTTAGTAAAGAGTTTGATAAAATAAAATCAGGCTTTAAAACAGCAGTAGACACAACTAAAAGTAACTTTGCTGGTGATTTTAAAAAAGGAACAGGTCGATATAAAAGTGTCGGCACAGGTAAAACTAATTTTACTTCAGGTGGCAACCAAAGATACAATGCTATAGAGAATAAGGATATAAAAAATGAGCGACATTAAAAACATTAGAGACAAACTAGATAATATCCTTAACGAAGGACTAGGCGAAATGGCAGATATGGTTGAAAGAGACCATGAAGTGCAAATGGCACGTTCAGACTTATACAAAACTGCTAAGTATGCAATTAAGTTACATGGAATGTTAAAAAATGTAAGTGAAGCAGAAGGTCTACAAGGTTGGGTACAATCAAAGATTACTAAAGCCGCTGATTATATGGGGTCTGTACAACACTACATGGAGTATGAGATGACTCCTCAAGATATGCAACTTGCATTAGCACAAACTGAATCTGAAATGAACGAAGAAAAGATGAAAATGGTAAAAGGCCCAGACGGAAAAATGGTTCCTAGTTTTGCCGCAGATGGCAAAGGTAAGAATGACCTAAAGAAAAAAGTTGATGTTACTGAAGAAAAAGTAACAGAAGGTTTTAAAATCCGTGACAAATCACGCGGATATGGTGTTTCAGATAAAACATACAAGACACGCGAAGAAGCAGAAACAGCCGCAATGTTAAAACGGGCACAGACTGGCGGCGATTGGGAAGTTATTGAAGAAGGAATTACATTAGAAGATTACGATCCAGATAATTCTTATCTTAAACTAAAGAATATGCAAAAGGTTGTACTTGGACTAGGTAGATCCGTTGAAGACTTATATAATAATGACAATGGCGATTTACAAGATCAGATTCAAACAATGACTAAGTTAGTTTCCCAATTTGAAGACGTTATTAAAAGAGCCTATAGGATACTTCCACTAGATTTTAACGAGTCTGTAATTAAAGAAAAAGATACTATTGATTCTATTATTGCAAAACTTCCAAGAGACAACGCAGAAAAAGGCAGTGATAGTTCATTTAGGAAGAAAAAAGATATGGGAAGTATGCAAGATATTATAGATAGGCTTCCTAAGGATAACGATGAAGCAGTGCCAGATATTATGTCTGATAGAATGATTGACAAAGGACGAGATAGGTTAATGCCTGACAGAGACCCTGGAACATTTATGGATAAAGGACCTCGAACTAAGATGTATTTGCCAGTTGCAAAGCCTGGAACATTTATGGATAAAGGACCAGATATTATGCCTGCTATGAAGAATAAGAAAAAAATGAGACCCGAAAGTAAATTTTCAGACTGGAGCAAAAAATAATGTCAGATTTCACTCAATTAGTAGCAAGATTAAATGCTATATCTATGAACCAAGAACCACTTAAAACTGTTATTGGCACAGACCTCTATAGTAAAGTAGATGAATCTACACTAAAGATAGATGCTAATCCAGACAAAACTGCAATGAAAGGTTTACTTTCTATTATGGGAGATATTCCACAAGAACAAGAAGCAGTAGTTGAATCTGAAGAAGTTACTGAAGAAGATCCAGCAGAAGCACTAAGTGGTCGTTTTAAAGAATTTTTACAAAAAGAAGCAAACACTTCTCCAATTGCAGATATCCAATCAGTAACAGAAGAACAATCAAATGATTACATTAGAACAGATAAGATGTTTACAAGAATGTTAGACGGTATTAATAAAATGGAAACTATGATGCCAATGTTAGCAAATATGATGGAAAAAACTGGTGCAAGTAATAAATCTATCAATATAGATGTAGATGAAGTAGCAGAACTTTTATCTCAAGCATATGAAGCATTAACTGTAATACATAATGATGCACTAGGAAAAGAAATGGGCGAGTCCGATGAGAGTAAATGATTTTACACTAAGTGAAGATGCTAAAATGGCAAAAGCGACTGATGAAAAAATTATCGCATTGTTAATGCAATTTTCTAAAATGGACTTGTCGAGTCCTGCTAACGAATTTATGTTTAAAAGAATAAGAAGAGAATTTAAGAAAAGAAATATATCTTTAAGTCCTGAACAAATGAAATCTTTTATCGATGCACAACGTTCAATAGATAAAGTTAAAATGGGCAGTCTTCAAGAACCCGAAGAAGAAATGCATCCAATAAAAAAGTACGTGAGAGATAAAGAAGCACGTTTAAAATCAAAAGAAGTTGAAGAAGATATGGATCCTAAAGGTCCAGAAGTAACTATAGGTGACTATACAACTAGGAACTTTTACATGTGTGGCGGTGCTATCGAAACTGCTGAAAAATTCCCTGATAACGAAGGAATGGGAAAACTTATACGTCTACAAGACTTAATGTTTGGACTAGAAGCAGATGTAATGAATGGCATGGAAGCAACAGATGAAGTAATTGAATTTGGTACTGAGTTAACTGATGCAATTATGGATCAGGCAAAAGTTGCAGGAATAGAAAAAGAAGTGGGTGAATATCAACAAATGCACTTAGACGCTATTAAAACAGGTGACCCGGAACCAGGATATGGTCGTGTCGATACTGAAGAAGAAGACTAATGCTCTCAGGTGATTTTATTAAATTAATTACTGAAGAAGAATTTGATGTACTTGCAGAAAAAAAAGATGCTTGTTATCATAAAGTAAAGTCACGATATAAAGTCTGGCCCAGTGCGTATGCTTCGGGTGCTCTAGTTCAGTGCCGTAAAAAAGGTGCTGCAAATTGGGGTAACAAGAGTAAGAAAAAGTAATGCGAGCCAGAGATTTTATTACAGAGAAATGGTCAGCAAGTTATAAGAAATCTATCGACTGTAATAATCCCAAAGGTTTTTCACAAAAGGCTCATTGTGCTGGTAAAAAGAAAAATGAAGAGTTAGACGAAGATTTAAGAGATTGGTTTGGCAAAGGTAAAAAAGGCGGAGCAGGCGGAGGTGGCTGGGACCGTTATAATACCAAAGGCGAACGTATAGGAAAATGCGGAGATAGTGGAAAAGGTGAAGGTAAGCCTAAATGTTTAAGCAAAAGCAGAGCAGCAAGTTTAAGAGCAAAAGGTGGCAAAAAAGCAATAGCAGCCGCAGTAAACAAAAAACGCAGAGACGATCCTAATAAAAATCGTACTGGCAAAGCAAAGAATGTTAGCAATACTGTTAAGAAAAGGAAGAAAAGATAATGCGTATATATGAATTTACAAATATAAAAGAAAAATATAGGGACTTTTCGCCTACTAAATCAGATGCCATTGGCGCACAAGCTGCTGCAGCATTTTATAAATCAAAGACTGCTCCAAACAATGATGAAGTATTAGACCAGAAGGTTATCATAAACAAACAACTACAAGATATAGTTGCAAATAAAGTTAAACTTGCAAAAAACATGAGTAAGACTGCAGGAGTTAAACCAAACTCATCTAAGTTACCAAAACCACTAGGAGCAAACGAGCCTGATAATGAATTTAGTAGAGTAGGTGAAGGTTATTATGAACTTCCTAAGATGGATAGAGACAAGTATCAGCAACGTGATGGACTCGAAGGTCCTATGATGACAAAGTCTGGTAAAGTACTTTACTATGATCCTAAAGAAGGAAAGTATTATGATCCAGACACAGACATGTATATGGATTATGAAGATGCAAAAGCATTAGATGAACAAATGAGTCCAGAGCAGAAGTCATACAGAGATTCGTATAATACTGCCCGTAAAGATGCAATTAATAACTACATAACAAATCCCCAGTCTAAAGATCTTAACATGCATATTAATAGATCAATGTTAAAATGGAAAAGAGATTATGCATTAGGAAAAGATGGAACTGGAACGGCAACTATTAACAAAGGTGTTGTAACAAAAACAGAAGAAATTACATTAGAAGATACCCAAGACTTTCATGAAGAATATGGTTACTTAGGATATAGTATCGATGAAACTGATATGTTTGAAGGAGAGTATCAAGGACGCAAAGTTAAACTAAACAAACCAATGCGAGGTGATGTTAAGAAGTTTAAAGTATATGTTAAAAACAAAAAAGGCAACGTAATTAAAGTAAACTTTGGACACGGTGGCACTAGTGCAAAACGACCAACTATGCGTATAAGGAAGTCAAATCCAGCGGCAAGACGATCATTTAGAGCAAGACACAACTGTGATAATCCAGGGCCTAAGACTAAGGCAAGATATTGGAGTTGTAGAAAATGGTAAACCAGAATTAGTCGTTGACATAATAGATACTATAAATAGATGTAAGAAAGATAAATAACTCGATAGAAGAATAAGCCTCAATTTTTTTTGGGTAAATTTTTTTTAGGTAAAAAAAGGAAAGAATCAATGACACAACTAATAAACCCCACGAAATTTACAAATGCAGTCGGCCTCTTAAGGTCATTTTTTTTGGATAAAGGATTCGAAGAAGTCCATACCCAGAATAGACTAAGCATACTCGCCGCATGTGAAGATCCATTCAATGTAGCAACTTACAATTACGCAGGTCAAGTTTGGCCTTTACCACAAACTGGTCAGATGTGGTTAGAACATGAATTACTCACTAAGCCTTCATCGAAAGGCTTTTTTTGTGTCAGCACATCCTACAGACAGGAACCAAATGCAATACCAGGCAGACATGATATTATCTTTCCAATGTTTGAATTTGAAATGCCAGGGAACATTGACAACTTAAAAGCAATGGAATATGAACTGTGTGAATACTTAGGCTTTGATGATATAACTGAAAGGACTTACGGCGAGTGGCAACAACAATACAGTTTGGATCCTATGCAAGAACTAACTGCGGCACACGAAACAGACATGTACGAAGAATTTGGTAGTACAATGATTACAGACTTCCCAGAGTTTACAAGTCCATTTTGGAATATGTCACGTTACTGGGACGGAGAAACAAGCAAAAAGATAGATGTTATATTAGGCGGTATGGAAACTATTGGATCAGCAGAACGTTCATGTAACGCAGATCATATGCGTGATACATTTCATACTATTACAGAAGGTGCTTATTCAAAGTTACTATTTGAATTGTTTGGTAAGGATAGAGTAGAAGCAGAACTAGAAGAGTTTTTAAAGTTTGACTTCTTTCCAAGAACAGGCGGTGGTATCGGTATGACACGTATGATTAGTGCATTGGATACATTGAAATAATTTATAATCTGGGGTGCTGAAATAGGTAGACAGGCATGACTGTTAATCATGTGGTGGATATGTGTTACAATATATTTACCGTGGAGGTTCGATTCCTTCCCCCAGAGCCAATAAATACATATATGGAACGCACAAAAGAAGAAATAATGAAAAATATTGATTATATTATTGATCAATATGTTCAACCAGCAGTAGCAAGCCACGGTGGCATGATAAGACTTGAGGACTTTGATATGGAGTCAGGTCGTGTACTTGTGATGTTGCAAGGTAGTTGTAGCGGATGTGCAAGTAGCACTATTACACTAAAAATGGGTGTTGAAAATATGCTTAAACATTATGTACCTGAAGTAAATGCCGTAGATGGCATAGACGATCCAAACTTTAATAATCCTTATTATTAAATAATATAAATTATTTACTATTTACTATCAAATAGTTATTGACGTAGTACCAATGTTATAGTATAATAACTTTAACAATAAGGAGTAGAAGTATGAGCAATGGCGATAGAATATTTAATAATGCAGAAAAAATAAAACTAACACAACTAATCAACGAAGGTCTTACTGTAATGCAAGAGGTGGATGACCTATCAGAAGGACTTAATGATACAGTTAAGGCTATTGCAGAAGAGATGCAAATTAAACCTGGTGTGCTTAAAAAAGCAGTAAGAACTGCGTACAAAGCAGACTTTGCTAAACATAGTGAGGACTTATCAGAACTTGAGAACATACTTGCTACAGTTGGTAAATTAACTTAATGCAGAAAATATATAAGTTTTTTAGAAACAGTTACGAACTTAGTCCTGTTGCATTTTATTGTGAAATGGTAGAGGCGGCATTTCTAATTAGTGCAAGTGCAGTGCTAAGTGTTACTATATTAGATCCAAACGGTTGGCACTTTGTTCCATTGTATCTTTTAGGTAGCATGTTAGGTGTAGTTAGTGCTATAATAAGAAAAGCAGCATTTGTTATAGTTTTATGTTCTTGGTTTACTATAATGAACATATATGCACTAATACAATTAATAGGAGCCCTTGTATGAGTTACGTCGACGCACATTTTGACAGAGAACATGATAGAATTAATGTTGTAGAGAGAGTCAACGGTAAACGTGAGTATCGAGAACTTCCTGTAAATTATGTATTTTATTATAATGATGCTAGAGGCAAGTTTAAAACTATATACGGAAATCCTGTTAGTCGTTTTAGTACAAGGAATGGTAAAGAATTTCATAAAGAAGTTAAGATGCATGGCAAACATGGGATATGGGAAAGTGATATTAATCCTGTGTTCCGTTGTCTTGCTGAAAACTACTTGGGTGTCGATGCTCCTAAACTAAACATTTGTTTTTTCGATATTGAAGTAGACTTCGATCCTGTTAGAGGGTATAGCAGTCCTGGTGACCCTTTCAATGCTATAACTGCTATTAGTTTACACTTAGGATGGCTAGATCAATTAATTACACTAGCAGTACCTCCTAAGAGTTTAAGCATGGAAAGTGCAACAGATCTAGTTAAACATTTTCCTAATACATTCTTGTTTGAACGTGAAGCAGATTTACTAGAAACATTTTTACAACTAATCGATGATGCTGATATACTAAGTGGATGGAACAGTGAAGGATATGATATACCTTATTGTGTTAATCGTATTACAAAAGTACTAAGCAAAGATGACACTCGTAAATTTAATTTATGGGGTCAGTATCCTAAGAAACGTACATTTGAACGTTTTGGATCAGAGAACGTTACATTTGATTTAATTGGCAGACAACACTTAGACTATATGCAACTTTATAGAAAATATACATACGAAGAGCGTCATAGTTATAGTTTAGATGCTATTGGTGAATACGAACTAGATGAACGTAAAACACAATACGAAGGCACACTTGACCAACTATATAATCAAGACTTTGTAACATTTATCGATTATAGTAGACAAGATGTCAACTTACTTTATAGAATGGATCAGAAACTAAAGTTCATTGATTTAAGTAACGAGTTGGCACACTCTAATACTGTATTACTTGCAACTACAATGGGTGCAGTTGCAGTTACAGAACAAGCAATTATTAACCATGCACACGAGCAAGGACTTATAGTGCCTAATCGTAAGCATCAAGATAGTGGACTTGGTGCGGCTGGTGCTTATGTTGCATATCCTAAAAAAGGGTTGCATGACTGGATTGGTAGTCTTGACTTAAACAGTCTATATCCTAGTGTTATTAGAGCATTAAATATGGGTCCAGAAACTATCATAGGTCAACTTAGACCGATACTAACTGATCATGCAGTACAAACGGCAATGGCACAAAAGAAGACATTTGCTGATGCATGGGAAGGTCAGTTTGGAAGTAAAGAATACCAAGCAGTTATGAATATGGAAAAAGGCACTGAACTTACTATTGACTGGGAAAACGGTGACGAAGATATTGTTAGTGCCGCTGATTGCTGGCGTTTAATGTTTGATAGCAATAAACCTTGGGTACTTAGTGCTAACGGCACAATATTTACAGTAGAGAAAAAAGGTGTTGTTCCTGGACTACTAGAACGTTGGTATGCTGAACGTAAAGAACTACAAGCAAAGATGAGAGAGACAGACGGCGAAGAAAGAGAGTTTTGGGACAAAAGACAACTTGTTAAGAAAATTAACCTAAACAGTTTGTATGGTGCTATTCTTAATCCAGGTTGTAGATTCTTTGATGGTCGTATCGGACAATCAACAACACTAACTGGTAGATGTATTGCAAAACATATGAGTGCTAAACTAAA